GATGGAGAACCAGCACTAATGTCAAAACTACTATAATTAAATTCTATACTGTTACCACCGAACAAACCTTCTGTTCCCTGTCTACCTTGAGTTCCTTGAGTTCCTTGAGTTCCTTGTGTACCCTGTTTACCTTGAGTTCCTTGTATACCTTGAGTACCAGTAGTTCCTTGGGTACCTGTAGTTCCTTGAGTACCAGTAGTTCCTTGGGTACCTGTAGTTCCTTGAGTACCAGTAGTACCTTGAGTACCAGTACCACTATTACCTTGTCTACCTTGAGCACCTTGTGTCCCCTGTGTGATAGATTCTATTTCTTGAATCCTCTTTTTTCCCACTGCATTGTGAGGGAGACTGTTAAGTACTTTTCGATAAGACGGCATAAAAATAATCCTAAATATTAGTGAGGGGATTAAGGTTCCCCTCGGACCTTATCTTTAAAAATTAAACAGTTAATTCTATGGAGATATGACGATTTGACCGGCTTCTGGTCTAACGACCTTCAATCCGTATCTCATGGACATGTAAGAGCCGATAATTCCGAATCCGGGATTAGCTTCTTCTACAGTCAATGGTCTTCTCTCTACGTAAGCCATTGGCTTAACGGAAAGGTCGAAGACACCAAATCTTCCACTTGGTACCCATGCGTTTACAACAACGTTTAGACCGTAGAGTTGTCCTACTAGTCCTCCTGTTGATAGCATTTGACCGA